GATCCCGACCCCGGCGTTGTTGACGAGGCAGTCCAGGCGGCCCCACTGGCGCTTGTGCTCGGCGACCAGCTCGACCACCGCCTCCTCGCTGGTGACGTCCGCGACGACGGCCTCGACCTTGAGGTCGTCGTCGGCCAGGCTCTCCGCGGCGCGGAGCAGCTTGTCCTCGCGGCGTCCGGAGATGGTCACCGCGTACCCGCTCTCCGCGAGCCGCCTGGCGATCGCCAGGCCGATGCCGCCCGAACCACCCGTAACCAATGCCGCTCTCTTTGCCACTCTCGCTCCGTTCCGTAGGATGAAAACCAGCGGGAGCCTATGCCAGATGGGTCCTGCGCCGGCCGCCAGCATGCACCGTCGGCGGCAAACGGCAAGAATGTCGGGGCGGGAACGAGTCTTTCGTCCGAGAACGATCGAGGTGAGTAATGGGTGAGGAGAAGTCAGACAAGGAACTGCTCAGCGCTTTCGCCAAGGAAGCCCGCCAGCGCTGCGACGTCATCTCGGCCGGCCTCGACACCGGTACCTCGGATTTCGAGACCCTGCGGCAGGAGGCCCACGCCCTGCACGGCACCGCCTCGACCCTCGGCCTGCGCCGCCTCGGCGAGCTCGCCGGGCTGATGGAGTCCGATCTCGCCGACGCCGCCCGCGACGGGGAGATCCGCCCGAACCGCGCCAGCCAGATCTCCGAGGCCGCCGAGGCCCTCGCGGAGGGTGTCAAGGCCGCGGCGAACGACGAGGAGGAGCCGCCGGACGTCGGCCGCTCCCTCTCGCAGCTCTTCGCCCTGTAGACCGGCCGTCCGAGCCATCTTGCCTCCGGCGAGTGGCGGCTGCCCGAAGGGTGGCTGCGATTTCCGCGGCATGGAGGCCAAAACTGCAGCCACCCATGGTCCATGGGCTTCGTCGGGCCGCGACCACCTGAAGGGTGGCTGCGATTTCCGCGGCATGGAGGCCAAAACTGCAGCCACCCATGGTCCATGGGCTTCGTCGGGCCGCGACCACCTGAAGGGTGGCTGCGATTACTGCGGCATGGAGGCTAGAACTGCAGCCACCCATGGTCCATGGGCTTCGTCGGGCCGCGACCTCCTGAAGGGTGGCTGCGATTACTGCCGCATGGAGGCCAAAACTGCAGCCACCATCGGGGTGGCGGTCCGGGTTTCGTTCCAGCGACGGAGCGCGGCCGGTCGTCCGCCAAATATCGTTCGCCCCGGGCGCGAGCCCGACGGGCCAGTAGCTCAGTTGGTTAGAGCAGCGGACTCATAATCCGACGGTCGAAGGTTCGAGCCCTTCCTGGCCCATCAGGTTTTTCCGCTCCACAAGCCAAAGTTTGGCTGTGGGGCGGGAATTCCTGGCCTGCGACCGCATCCGTCCCGTTCCGCCATTTTCCGGGGGTTTCTGGTCGCTGCGGAAAATCTTGGTGTCATTTTGGTGTCATTTCGCGGGGGCGGTCAAAGCCCGCCGGGAGGTGACCCGGTGAATCAGACCACCACCCAAGCCGAACCCCTAACCATCCTCCAAGAACTCGAACGGGACCGGCAACGACTCAACCGGGCCACCACCGAGCTCTACCAGGTCACCCTGAAACTCCGCGGCGGCGTTGACGAGAACAGCGAGCTGGTCCGTGGCCTCGCCGACCGGTTCCAGGAAGTCTGGGACCAAGAACTGATCCGGCTCGAAGAACGCTACCTCGAGCTCGGACAACGCCCCCCAGCCGAAGACATTCGCACCGCCCGCGTCAACAAGATCGTCCGGGAAAAACACCGGGAACTCTGGCTCGAATACATCGCTCTCGAGTCCCGCGAAAAGTCGCTGAAACAGACGATCTCCGGCCGCAAGGCCGCAATCAACGCCGCCCAGTCGATCCTGAAAGGAGAGAAAGGGTGAGCACCCGCGATCTCGACCACGGCCGCGAACTCATGGAGACCTACAAGTCCCCGCTGATCGACGCGATCGAGCAGGACATCCTCCGGCACCTCGAGAGCCACGACACCTGGCACTCCGACGATCTGACCGTCACTATTCCGGCGGACTCTTCAAACGCGATGCCTTCGGTGGTCGCGAAGCTGGTCAACACCGGTCAGATCGTCGAGGTCGGCCGGCGGGCATCGAACGATCCTAAGAGGCGCCGGGAGACCCGGGCCCGAAAGTCAGGTGTGTACCGTCGGGTGGGAGCCGCGGCACCGGCAGCCGATCCGGCCCAGTCGAAAAGGTGGACCTCCCAGGTCCGGTGGATGATCGCCGAGTCGCTGGTTTTCACCGAACAGTTCCGGCCGGCCGACCTAGACGACCTCTGCGTGCCCGAGAGTTACCGGCACCTGATCGACGAAGCGATCGAAGCCGCGACCCGCCGAGGGGTGATGGAACCCGACGGTGACGGATACGCGATCACGGAGCGCGGGAAGTGGTTCCTGACCCCGATGGTCACGAACGCCGCCGAGGAGGTCGACGAGAACGCCCCGGAACCCGAGGTGATCGAACTGCCGCTCGATCTCCCGCCGGCGACCGGCCACACCCTCGGGCATCACGAAAGCGAGGCCGCATAGGTGGCCTGGGCAAGACTCGATGACGGTTTCTACGACCACCCCAAAACGATCTCTCTGGCTCGGCGCAACCACGGGGCGGTCGGCCTGCATGCGCGGGCAATCACTTACTGCGCGAAACATCTCACCGATGGACACATTTCCAACGAAGTGGTCAACGGCATGGTGCCCCTCCAACGAGACCGAGAGGACATGGTGCAAGCCCTGATCGCTGAGGGACAGTGGTATGAGAACGGCGAAGACGGCTTCGTCATCCACGACTACCTCGACTGGAACCCGTCCAAGGAAGAGGTGCTTGAGAAGCGCCGCAAGGACCGAGAGCGGAAGCAGGCCAAGAGTGGCTGAGATCCGCACCTCATCGGGAGATAGACGTGTCCGTGGATTCCGCACGGATTCCCCTCACGGAAATCCCTCGGATTCCCCCCGACCGGTTTCCGGGCGTACCGGAAACCGGGATGGGATGGGTAGGGATCGGAGGGGATCTGGAAAGAAGCAGTACCCGATACCTGAAGGCACCGAAAGGACCGAGCTCGCCGCGAAGTCGTGGGAGACCGTCCTCGAGGTTCAGCTTCGCGTTCAGCTCTTCGAGTCGGCTTTCAACATGTGGGTGACACCGCTGCAGCTCATCGGCCAGCATGAGAACCGGCTGGTGCTGGCGGGTCCCGGCCCGATCCGAACCTGGGTGCTGCGGCGATACGCGGAAGTGATCGGCGACGCGATCCGGGACCTGACCGATTTCGACGGCGCGATCCTTTGCGATCTGCCAGCCGAACCCGCCAATCGGGGGTGGATCTGATGCGGTTTCCACCCACCCCCACGACCGAGGGGGCGGGCGCCTCCTCCAAAAGGAGACGCATGAGCAACAGCGACATCACCGACCAGATGATCGAGGCCGGGGCCGAAGCGATCTTCGACTCCATCAACGGGAAAGGTGCCTGGGCCAAGCAGTCCCCGACATCCCCGCACCGACGCGCGTTCCGCGAACGATCCGAAGTTTGCCTTCACGCAGCCAAGGGGGCCGGCGGGACCCCCCCGAGAATCCAGACCGGAGTGGCCGATGATCGGTGACCCACACGCCTGTCTGACTCTCGATCTCGAAAGGACGGTGTCGCGATGAGCGTCTGCTCCAGCTGCGGCGCCCAGATCTTCTGGGCCATGACCGCCGCCGGCAAATCCATGCCCCTGGACCGGCGGCCGGTCGAGAACGGCAACGTGATCCTCGACGAAAACCAGATCGCCGAGGTGATCTCCCCGACGAACCGGCGGGCACTCCGGGGCCGGAAAACGTTCGTGTCGCACTTCGCGACATGCCCAAACGCTGACCAGCACCGGAGGACCCAAGATGCCTGAACGCAGCGGACCACGCCGACAACTTGTCTACGGATCCAGCCGCATGGTGCCCGACATGCCGGCCCTCAAGGCCAACGGCCGCGTCACCCTCGCTCCCGGCGAAACCGCAACCGACATCCTCGGACACCAATACCGGCCGGTACTTGACCGGGAAGGCAAAGTCATCGTGCGCCCAACACGCGACGGGGACCTATTCCTCGCGAACTCCCGGCACGTCCGGATCGTCAAATGCACCGGTGGACTCTTCCGCGGCCTGACAAGGCAAATCGTCGAGAAAGTCCCAGCCAGCGAGACCACCCGCCCAGAAAGGACCTCGGCTTGAGCATCCACCACCCCGAACCCCACCCAACCAACCTGCCCTGGCTCGACCATGACGGCGAAGAAATCACCGAGCTCTCGATCAACGACCTCCTCAAAGCCCTCCCCGAAATGCTCACCTGGCCCACCGAACCCGACGCCCGTGCCAGCGACCTGATCGTGTTCCGATTCAGCCGAACCCAAGGCATCAACGAAAACGGCCACCCCTTCAAAACCACCTACCCCGACATCTACCTCCGGATCACCGCGAACCCAATCCGGCACCGCAAAGGCCACTGGCAAGCACCATTCGTCGCCTGCGGCTTCGACCGAACCGAACCATTCATGCGCCGATACGGAGGCACCACCCCGAACCGGCTCCACTCGATCGACCGAGACGTGCCCCTAGTCGCGATCGAAGGCCGAACTGACAAGGAAGCTGACCTTGAGGACGTGACCATGCGACACCCGAAACGACTTCGAGCGATCCACGCCCGCGCCCAACGCGACCGGACACGCTTCAAGAAGAAGGCCGCATAAGTTTCCGTCCGACGGTCCATGAACAATCAGGTACCGAGCTGAGGCGCACGGGGACCCACATAGTCCCGCCGCGACGCCGTAGCTCGTAGTACCTCCTCCCCCTGACCGCACCCTCAGCGCGGTCCTTACCCGACCCGGGGCTTCGGTCAGAGATTCACCCGGGCGGGAAGCTTGCCGCGGGCTAGTGGATAGGTGACCACGCTCGGCCCATTCCCGAGAGAGACCGGTTCGAATCCGGTGCCCGCTATCTCAAACCACCTCCGAAAGGGGGCAGCATGGCGAAGAAGAAGAAACGCGCCTGCCACGCAAAGAACCTGCAGGGCAAACCCTGCGGCGCCGTCCCGCTGAAGCCCGGGACCGTGATCGAGGGTGTCACCGTCACCGGCAAGTGGTGCCGCCAACACGACAAGGATCTTCCAGATAAGGCGAGAATCGGCGGGGAGCAGCCCGGCGCTGGCCGTCCGCCGAAGCCGAAGCCGACCGAGGTGATGCGTCAACTGGTCGAAAACCACGTCCAGGTGGTGATGGCCCCGCACTTCCGCACGCTTGGCTACGACGTGATCCGCAACGAGGAAACCGGTCAGCTGGAGCTGGTTGAGCTGCCGGAGGGTGGCGCGAAACTTCACGGCACGTCTGCCCGGTCGGGCCGGATTCAGGTTTCGGAGCATGACGATCTGGGCGCCCATATCGCGGCGGCGGAAAGGCTGCTGGACCGGGTCTACGGCAGGCCGAAGCAGGCAACGGAGATCACTGGTGCCGATGGCGGCCCGGTGACGTTTGCTGATCTGGCGGCGGCGGCCGGTGGAGGCGACTGAAGCCAAACGGGTTCTGGACCGTGCTCGCCGGGACCCGGTGTGGTTCATCGAAAATGTGCTGGGCGGGTTTCTGTGGTCGAAGCAGCGGGAGGTCGCGGAGTCCGTTCGGGATCATCGCCGCACGTCGGTCAGGTCCTGCCACGGTGTCGGGAAAACGTATGTGGCTTCCGGGGTAGCGGTCTGGTTTCTGTTCAGCTTCCCGAACTCCCGGGTGGTCACGACCGCAACCACGTTCTCCCAGGTCGAAAAGCTGCTGTGGCATGAGATCAACCAGCGGCATATGAAGGCCCGGTTCCCGCTCGGTGGCCGGTGCCTGAAAACGGAACTTCAACTTGACGATGGCCGGTACGCGATCGGTCTGTCGTCGAAACCGGAGAACTCGGAAGCGTTCGCCGGCCACCATGCCGAGAACCTGCTGGTGATCTACGACGAGGCGTCCGGCATCCCGTCCCCGATCTACGAGGCCGGCGAGGGCTACATGACCTCGGAGGGCGCGAAGTTGCTGATGATCGGGAACCCGACCCGGCCTGATGGTCAGTTCTACAAGTCGCACCATTCGGAGCGGCAGTCGTACAACACGATTCACATTTCGGCGTTCGATTCCCCGAACTTCACGGGGGAAAAGGTGCCGGAGGAGGTGGCCCGTCACCTGATCGGCCCGACATGGGTCGAGGAGAAACGGAAGGCATGGGGGGAGGAATCCCCGCTGTACCAGGTGAGGGTGCTGGGGAACTTCCCTGCGGAGGCGGAGAATGCGGTGATTTCACTGCTCGCCTGCGAGTCCGCCCAGCAGCGCGACTACGAACCGACCGACCGGGATGAGGTCGTGATCGGGTGCGACGTGGCCCGGTTCGGCACCGACGAAACCGTGATCGACATCCGGAAAGGCAACCGGGTTCGTCGCCACATTCAGTACGTCGGGAAGAACCTGATGGAGACGGTCGGGCACCTGGTCGACGCGCACAAACAGCACGGTGGCCGGATCGTGGTGGATGACACCGGGGTCGGTGGCGGGGTCACGGACCGGTGCCGGGAGCTGGGTTTGCCGGTGACCGGGTTCAACGGTGGGGAGCAGGCGTTGGAGCCGGACAACTATCCGAACCGACGCTCGGAGCTTTGGTTTCTGGGTGCGGACCGGATGTCGGATCTGGACATTGATCCGTCTGATGATCAGCTGCTGGCTGATCTGGTCGCGCCGACTTACAGGCTGGATTCGAGGGGCCGTCGGGTTGTTGAGCCGAAGGCTGAAACGAAGAAGCGGCTGGGCCGTTCCCCTGACCGGGGGGATGCCTTGTTGCTCACGTTGGTGCCCGAGGGATCGGGCATCTGGACGGAGGTGTGGTGAGACATGGCTGATTCGCTTGTCGAAGCGATCGAGGAACGTCGCGCCCAGGTCGAAGAGACCCGGCAGGAGCTAGACCAGCATCTAGACGCGCTGGACGAGATGCTCGGGCAGGCCCGACGGATCGAGGATGCGCTCGCCGCGATCGGGAAGGTGTCCGACCTGCCCGTCACGCCGCACGGGACGACACCGAGGAAACCGGCCTGGCAGGTCGAGGAGCGCCGCACCCGGATCCTTCAAGTGCTCGCCCGGTCGGATGGTCCGGTAGGTGGCAAGCGGCTCCGGGAACAAGTTGGTTCCAGCCGCGACGAGTTCCGTCGGGACATTCAGCAGCTGGTCAACGACGGCAGGGTGATCCGGAAGGGTCATACCACCGCGACCACCTACGAGCTGCCCGGCCAGACCACCCCGGAGACACCCACACCGCCGGACACGGTTGATCTCGACCAGCGGGTGCTCGACTTCCTCGACAGGCAGGACCAGGCCCGCTCCATCGCCGAGATCGCCACCAACCTCACCGCCGACGTCCACCTGGTCAGGGCCGAGGTGAACCGGCACCTCGCCGCCCGGAAGATCGTCACACGCCGCGACGAGAACGGCAACAGCCGATTCCAGACCGTCGGGTCACTCAAGAAGGCTGAACGCGCTGAACGCGCCCTCGACAAGGAGATGGCCGAATGACCTCTGCGGCTCTCGTGTTCTTCGCCACCATCGCCGCAACCATCGGCCTGACCGTGCTTCTCCACGACCTACGAAACCTCGCCCTCACCGGCTACCTGGCCCTGCCCACGACCGCCGCCGCCGCGGCCGCCATCGGACTCGCAGCGGCACTCCTGACCCTCGCCTGAAAGGACCACCCCATGAACAAGGACGAACTGATCGCCAAGCTCGCCGAGCACGGCATCGAAGCCAACAAGTCCGCGACCAAGGCCGAACTCGAACAGAAACTCGCCGACGTCACCACCCAGACCACCCCCGAGGAACCGGCCACCGACACGGTCGACACCGAAGATCCCCGGGTCGAGAAGGCAGCCCAGGCGCTCCACAAGGTCGCCAACCCGAACGGCAAGCCCTGGACCCACCTCCAGTCCGCGGTCAAGGACCGCTACCGCGAGTACACCACCGCGGTACTCAACGCCATCGACTAGGTGATCGTCACCTCACACCCGCTCAACTACCTGCCAGGCGTTTCGGTGATCCGAAAGGTCGCCGACGCCGACGTCGTGTTGTGGCTCGACAACATCCGTTACAGCACCCCCGGCTGGCAGGACCGGAACGTTCTCCCGGACGGCACCCAGCTCACCGTCCCGGTCGTCCGGGAGTCACACCGGGACCGGCTCCGGAAGGTACGAATCGAGGGCCAGGGATGGGCTGTCGACCATGCCGCCCACATCGAAAGGGTGTTCGGTGAGCAGCCGAACTACCAGCCGGACATTCCGAGGTTCATAGCCGGCAACGACTGGTCCGGCCAGAAACTCGTTGACCTGTCCGCCGGCCTGCTCGACCTGATCCTGCCCGCTTTGGGAATCGACACCGTCCAGCGCCGCCAGTCCGAGTTCAAGCTTGGCGGCCACTCGATCGCCGAGCAGCTGATCCGCACGATCAAGGCACTGGGCGGCACCACGTATCTGGCCGCCCCGAACTCGCACGCCTACCTGTCGGTGCCCGACTTCGAAAAGCACGGCATCGAGCTCAAGTTCCACGCGCACGAGGGTCCGAACCCGTGCTGCCTGTCGGAGGTGTTCCAGTGATCGGATTGAAGATGCGGCCCCCACGGTCCACCCCCGACCCGAGGCCGCTGGGTGGCACCGGCCCCCGCGGTGAGCTATACGAGCCGGAGTCTCGCCGCGAATTCGTTGAGGCGTACCGGGACCGAATCTGGGTGCGCCGGTCAGTTGATCTGCTCCGAAACACGGCGGCGTCGGTGCCGTTGAAAGCGATGCGGGGGAAGGGCACCCCGGACCGGCCCCATCCCGACGACGTCGAGGTGGAGGGCCACGACATTCTACGGCTGATCCAGCGGCCGAACCATCGCGACCCGAACATGAAGCTGGTCTCGGAAACGATCTTCTGGTCGCAGACGGTCGGGGACTGGTGGTGGGAGATCGTGCCGGCCCGCGGCGGCGGCATCGCCGAGCTCTACCGGCTCCGGGCGTACTCGGTCCGGGTCGAACCCGACGCGAACGGTCGCGTGACCGGGATCGCCTACCGGCCCAACCTGGAGGCCGAACCGGTCATCGAGCTGGACATGGCAACCCCGCCGAGGGTTCAGCCCGGAACGGTGGTGGCCGGCAGGTTCACGTCTCCGCTCGACGACTACTACGGCATGTCCCCCCTGAGGGCGGCCAAGGACGCGATCGTGTCCGAGTATTACGCGGTCCGGTACGACCAGAGGTTCTTCCGGAACAGCGGCCGGCCGGATCTGATCATCGGGTTCGAGAAGGGCCTGACCGACCAGGAACGGGACGCGAACCGCAAGGAATGGCAGGCGTTCAAAGGTCTGGACCGGGCACACAAGGCCGCGATCCTCGGCGGAAACCCGTCGGTTCATCTGCTCGGCCAAACCCCCCGGGACATGGAGTACCGGGAGGGCCGGAAGATGTCCCGGGAAGAGGAGGTCGCGGCGTTCGGTGTGCCACCGATGCTGGTCGGGATCACCGACAACGCCACCTACTCGAACTATGAGACGGCCAGGACGGTTCTGTGGGAAACCACGGTTCAGCCGCTGCTGGACTTCATCTGCTCCTGGATCACGTTCGCGCTGGTTCCGTTCTACCCGGACATCGACTATGTCCGGCCCGACTACAGCCAGGTGGAGGCGCTCCAGACGTCGCAGGGTGAACGGTCCGAACGAGCGGCCCGGGAGGTTGCCTCGGGGATCCGCACCCCGAACGAGGCCCGTCAGCTTGCCGGGATCGAACCTTTGGATGATCCAGCGGCGGATCAGCTGTACCAGCCGATGTCGCTGGTGTCGTTCACCGGGGAAGAGGACAGCGATCCCGATGTTGGCGGGTCCGACGCGGCCGACCCGGCCCAGCCGGGCGATCTGCCCAACGCTGACGACCTTAAAGCGAAGGCGGTCACCATCGATCCGTGGCCCGAACCGACCTACCAGGCAAAGGCCGGGGGCATTCCGACCGACATCGCGGTGAAGTGGATGCGGACCAGGGGCCGCACCCTCGACAAACTCACCGGACTGATGGCCGGCCAGATCAAGAGCCGCCTGATGACGGACCGGGATGAGCTGCTGGCCGAGCTCGGAGTCAAGAAGACCGTGCCGGACCTCGAAGCGGTGATCGCCGCGCATGACTGGAACGGCACCGGCGAGGACCTGATCACCCTCGTGGAGACTTTCCACATCGCTGCTGCGGAGCAGGGTGCCACCCAGACGACCGGGCTGATCGGCGGGAACCTTGACTTTTTCACCCTGGACAACCCGGCCATCCGAGGCATGCTCGAGGAGATCGCCGACCGTCCCAAGGGCGTCAAAACGGTGCCCGACGATCTACGCGACCAGGTGTTGGCGGAAGTCAGAGAAGGGGTCCGGTACGGTCTCACCGCCTCCGATGTCGCGAACGGTGGCACGTTCCATGTCGGACCGCCCGGAGCACGCGACACCGAGAAGGTCACGCTGAAGGGCATCCGGGGCGTGTATCAGGAGTTCGAAACGTGGAAGGGCGTCCGGATCGCCCGCACGGAAACCGCCCATGCTTTCAACAGGTCGTCCGCGATGACGATGCGGGAGGCCGGTGTCGATGAGGTCGATATCGATGACGGCACGGATTGCGACAAGGGATGCGCCGACGCGAACGGTGAGCGGTGGCCCCTTACGAAATACGAGTCTGAACCGTTGGCGCACCCGAACTGTCGGCGTGTCGGCCTGCCGGTCATCAAGTGAAGGAGGCTCCAGTGAACTCGCTTCGAGTCAAGTCTGCGACCGCCGAGCGTGAACAGGAGCGCAAGGCCACGTTCCCGATGCGGGCAGTGAAGCTCGCTGACCCTGATGATGAGGGCCGCCGAAAGTTCCGCGGGTACGCGGCCGTGTTCGGCAACCGGGACCACCACGGCGACATCATCGTCAAGGGCGCCTTCGAGAAGAGCCTCCGGGAACGCCCGGAGGTGAAGGTGCTGTGGCAACACGACCCCAGCAAACCGATCGGGCTTGGCACCGCGTACGAGGATGACTACGGGCTGGTGGCCGAGGGCACCCTGTCGAACACCAAGTTCGTTCAGGAAGAGGTTCTGCCACTGATGACCGACGGGGTCGTGAACGGCCTGTCGATCGGTTACCGGGTCGCGGTCGAGGAACGCAACGACAACCTCGATGCCTGGCTGCTGAAGGAAATCGACCTTCACGAGTTTTCGCCGGTCACGTTCCCGGCGAACGAGCTCGCCACGGTGTCTGAGGTGAAGTCTCTGGACAGTCGCGCCGACGCGCAGGTGGACCAGTTCCATCGGAACGCGAAGTCGTTGATTCATCAGCTGTCCGGCTACTTCGCCAAGGACGACCGGGCTGATCATCTGGACCGGGCCACGGTCAAGGAACTTCACGACGCCCTGGGAGGGCTACTCCCCGACGCGATCACGGCCGACGTGATCGAGCGGGCGTTCTACGAGGGCGGCCTCGCCGCCATCCACGAACTAACGAAGCTCAAGAACCAGAAGGAGTAGCCCATCATGGGACTTTTGACAAAGGACAAACAGAAGGAGAGCGAGGACCGTCTCGATCATCTCCGCGAAGGGCTGGTCGAAGCGATCGGCAAGGCCCTCGAAACGGACGATCCGCTGCAGAAGGCCGAGGCCGAGAAGCGGAACGCCGAGGTGAACGATCTCTCCGAGGTCGTGATCCAGGCGATCAAGGAGAACGAGTCCGCGGAGGTCAAGGCGCTCCGGGAACGGATCGAGGAGCTCGAGAAGCTTCCCGAGGGTGACCCGCGGTCGCTGAACGGTGCGAAGGCCGCCGCCGACGGTGAGGTCAAGACCGGCAAGGTCGAGCGGTACAAGGGGGAGAACCTCTTCCTCGACATGAAGACCGCCGCTCAGAACCCGCAGCTTGCGGCGGAGCTGGCCGAGTACCGGCACGCGATCGAGTCCGAAGACCGCGTCAAGGCGTGGGCGTCGGGTGACCTCGAGGACGTCGACCTGATCCTCCCCGAGGTTCAGGAGGCGCTGCCGTTCCTTCACCACGCGACCCCGTTCATCCAGCTGTGTCGGCGCATCAAGATCAGCTCGAGCTCGGTCGAGTGGCCGAAGTACACGTCCGGTCTCCAGGCCCAGGTGGTGGCGGAGATGGGCGCGAAGCCGGAGTCGGACCCGACGTTCGGTCTGGTCGATGCCCGGGCGTTCACGATTGCTGGTCTGACCCAGGTGCCGAACCAGACGCTGGAGGACTACCCGGCGGCCAGGGCGTGGATCGCCTCGGAGCTCGGGTACGCGGTCGGGGCGGAGAAGAACCGGCTGGCGCTGCTCGGGGGCGGCACCGGTGAGCCGCTCGGTCTGCTGTCCGATCCGGACGTGCCCGGCCGCATCATCGGCGCGACAGGTTCGGGTTCGGGTTCGGGCTCGGGTTCGGGCGCGGTGACGGCGAAGGACATCATCGAGCAGGTGTTCGTGTCGATCCAGCGCATCCGGATCAACGGGAAGCGCACCCCGACCGACATCGCGCTGTCGCCGGCCGTGTGGACGGTGATCGCGCTCGCGTTCGAGACCGGGGTCGGGTGGCTGTACGGCAGCCCGCAGGGTTCGGGTTCGGCACCGGAGCAGGAGTCGAAGCCGGTTCTGCTCGGTCTGCCGGTCACCCAGGATCCGATCATCCCGGTCGACCAGGGCACGGGCCAGGACGAGTCCCCGATCATCGTCGGGAACTTCCAGGACGCGGTCGTGTTCGACCGGACCCCGTTCCGGGTTGACGTGGACACGTCGCTCGGGTTCAAGAACAACTCGACCTGGTTCCGTGGTGAGGAACGCTCCGGGTTCCTGGTCGTGCGGGGCGAGTCGTTCGAGGTGATCGAGGGCGTGAAGCCCGGCGTGATCGGCCCGGATCTCGGTCTGATCTCCGGCTCCGGCTCCGGTTCGGGCAGCAGCTGAGGTTCCGGCTCGGGTTCGGGCTCGGGTTCTGGCTCTGGATCGGGTTTCGGTTCAGGGTCAGGCTCGGGCTCGGGCTCGGGCAGTGGTTCCGGGTCCGGCGTCTAGATCGGGTGACGGCACGTTGGAAGGGCGTGCCCTGGACCGATCGGGGCGCCGGCACACGACCCGGCACCACCACGTTTCAAGAGGGTGCCGCCGGTGGCGGCAAACCGGACTTCAAACCCGGTGGGGGCCTCCTGGCCCGGGGTTCGACTCCCCCGCCCTCTGTTCTTTCGTATCTGACGGAAAGGCAGGTCGTTCATGTCGGAATCCGTGACGGTTCTGATCCTTGCCGCCGGTAAACAGACCCGGTGGCAGAAGTCCGGCGCGGTCGGTTTGAAGCAGTTCACCGAGGTGGACGGCGAACCGATCATCCACCGGACGTTCCGGATGCTCACCGACCGCGGACATGATCCGTTGACGGTGGTGCGGGATCCCGCGAACCGGGCGTGGCAGGGCCTGAATCCGGTGGAGGCCGCCCACGAGGACTGGATGGGAGAGATGGGCAAGTTCCTCGACCATCGTCCGTACTGGCCGGAGCAGGGCCGGGTGGTGGGTGTGTACGGGGACGTGTTCTACACCGACGCGACCCTGGATGTGATTCTGGACCATGACCCGGACCAGCCCACGATCTACGGACGGGCGTTGTCGCAGAAGCATCATCGCCGGTCCGAATCGTTCGGTCTGTCGTTCCGGGTTCCCGAGGATGTTGACGAGGTCGAACGGGTCGCCAAGGCGGTGGCGGGTGTGAAGGGCATGAACCGGCGTGGTGGACCGTGGCGGTTTTTCTGGCATCGGCACACCGGCGGCCTGACTTACACCCGTAGCGAGCGCCGGAAGTTGACGGGGCTGGCAACTCGGGAGAACGGGTGGGTGGAAACCCCGGTTGATGAAACCGATGACTTTGATCAGGTGCAGGATCTGTGGGCCTGGCGGAAGGAGTTTGGTCGTGCGTGACGCTGGCGAGTTCGAGAACAAGGATGGGTTCGTGAAGAGGCGGGAGGGTGCCCGCGTGTTCAACGATCGTCCGCTTACTCCGGAGGAGGCGGCGGCCCGTGGCCGGGAAATCGAACGAGAGAACGAACGTCGCCGTGAGCGGCGTCGTCAGCCGCGCCGGTTGAAGGGCTGGGCAGCTCGTAGGGCAGGCCGGGAGGGTCGGCGCCTTTGAGCGAGAACTTCGAACCCAGAACGTACACCCGGTATCCGTTCGACACGTCGGACGCCTCGCGTTTCCGGGATGTGGAGGCGAACGATCTGGAGTCACGGATCGACGGTGCCGTCGGCGCGCTCGAGGAGGCGGACGCCGCGATCTGGGAGGCTCTGGGGAATGTCGGGTCGGGTCTGGATGAGGACACGATGGCGGCGTTGGCCGGCACCAACGGCACTCCGTCCGGCACCAACATGTTCGTGACTGACTCCGATCCGCGGCTGTCCGATGCCAGAGAACCGACCGAGCACTCTCATCAGATTTCCGATGTTGACGGGCTTGGTGATGCGCTCAGCGCGAAGGTGGACGATTCAGCTCTGTCGGACCATGAGTCCGCGACCACGTCGGTTCATGGGATCACCGACACCAGCGACCTGGTTTATGACGACGATGCGCGACTGACGGACGCGAGAACCCCGATTGACGGGTCGGTGACCGCCGCGAAGGTTCACTCGTCGCTGAAGCCGTCCGGTAGCGCAGCCGCGACGGACGAGTCTTTGCGGCGGTTGGGTACGGGTTCGACCCATGCGGCGGCCGGTGATGACAGCCGGTTCCCGACGTCGGGTGAGAAGAACGCCTTGGCGGGCACGGCCGGCACCCCGGGTTCCGACAACAAGTATGTGACCAATCAGGATTCGAGGTTGTCGGACGCGAGGGAACCGAAGGCGCATTCGCATGAGGTTTCGGATGTTGACGGGTTGTCGGATGCGCTGTCGGGGAAGGCTGACACGGGGGATGGTCGGTTTCCTTCGTCGGGTGAGAAAGCGGCGCTTGCGGGCACGGCGGGGTCGCCCGGGGCCGGTAACAAGTACGTGACCGATTCCGACGCTCGGCTCTCGAACGCCCGGACGCCGACCGCGCACACCCACACCCAGAGCGATATTGACGGGCTGGCTACGGCGCTCGCGGGGAAGGCGAACACCACCCATCATCATCTCGCCGGCGTCGAGGCCGACTGGCTCTCATGGGATGGCGACCTCGAGGATTCGTCCTTCGTCATCGCTGACCCGGACACCAATCAGTTCGTGCCGATGAGCGGGGAGGATTTCGCCTCGGCGGTTCAGGCGATCGCCGGCGGCGGAGGTGGCGACCCGTGGATCTACCCGACCCTGGGCGACTCCATCGGCGCGTTCAGGTATCGAAAGGACGCGGACGGATGGGTCGAGATCCAGGCCTGCATCAGCCTCGACTACACGGGCGCGGAGGTGCTGTCAAGCCCGCTGCCCGTCGGCTACCGGCCGCTAGTGAATCTGACCCACCAGGTCACCGCCGCCAACTCCCTGAGCGGCAGCACCATGCCACGTGCCGGCATCCAGATCCTCACCGACGGCACCGTGACCGTGTTCCGGCACACATCCATTCCGGACGCCCCGCCCCTGTTCTCGATGACCGTCAACTACGGACCGTTCGACGCCTGATGCGTCTCACCGCTCACAACCGCCTCACCGCCAACACCAGGCTCGGCCAGCCCGTCACCACCCGCACCAGCGCCGACATCCAAGCCGACCAAGCCGACGCGAACATCGAGAACGTCGAAACGAGCGCCGAAATCGAAGAAGTCACCAGCGACGCCACGATCGAACAGCCCACCACCAGCGCCCCGGTCCAACCAGACACGACCAACACGGAAATCCCCGAACCCCGGCCCAACACCACCGTCCGGGAAGACCGTCCAGGAGGTGAAATCTTCAATGGCTAGACGAACCATGAAAGCCGGGGACACCCACCCGCCGATCACCATGCCGCTCACCATGAACGGGGAACCATGGTCGATCCCAGACGGGGCAGTCATCCGCTTGTGGATGAAGACCACTCTCGAGCCCGGCACCATGCTCAAGGACGGCACGATCATCACGGAACGCACCGACCTTCACGTCCACACCGGCGAGGTTGATGTCGAAGATCAACAGGGCGGGATCATCACCTACACCCCGGCCCCCGCCGACACCAACCAGGCACCGTTCAGCCGGCAGCTCTACCTACTCGAAGCTGAAGTTGACCAGGGCACCGACGACAAGGACCGGCCGCTCATCACCACGTTCCCGCACGACAGCTACGAGGAGCTAGAGGTGCTGCCGGGTTTGGACCCGCCCGATGAGGGTTCCGGATCGGGGTCGGGCGCGTGACGACCAGCAGCGACATCTACCTGATCCCGAACGGGTCGGGTGACGAAGACGACGAGCTTGGCCTCGTCACTCCGGAAACGGTGCTTCAGTTCCTCGGCGCCGAGGACAGCGACGTTGAGCAGCCTTCCGAGGATTGGCTGGATCTCGTCATCGCGGTGGTGACCGGCACCATCATTCACTTCACCGGCCGCGACTACACCAAGGCCGCCACGATCGAGTCCCGCAAGTACCAGAGGTTCGGGGACAGCCCCACCATCGACATCGACGACTGCCAGGACGTCACCAAAGTCGAGGTGAGCCGCGGCCAAGGATGGCGGCAGCTTCCCACCGACGCCTGGATTGCCGAGCCAACCAGCCAGGATCGAAAATCCCAGATCCGGTTTCTCGGTACTCAGCTACCCGCGACCGGGATCGGCTGGTATTTCGGCCAGCAACAGAACGCGGACGGTACGGCATGGCCGAACCAGTCCCGCGCCGAGGCCGAAGCGGTCACGTTCGTTCAGGTCACCGCCCGGTACGGGTACACCCAGGTGCCCGGCCATATCCGGATGGCGGCGCTGTCGTTCATCGCGCACATCCACCGCAAGGACAAGGCGTACTTCTCCGAGGCGTTCGCGCAAGGCGCGAAGTCGATCCTGGACATTCCCCCGGACGTGCTTCGAATCCTCGAGTCCGACGAAAAGGCCGGGCCGGGGGTGACCGCCATATGAAGATTCACACCGAGATAGAGGATCCGTCCGCGATCGAGGCGTTGAAACGGGTGCGCGACCGGGCAAACGGGTCGGTGCGCCGCGGCCTGTTGAAGGCCGGCCTGTTCGTGGGCCGGAAGGTGTCCGAGAACGTGATCGGGTTCATGGAAACCCCCGGCACCCGCCGGCTCGCCCGGTCGTTTCTGACCCCGGAAGCGGAGGGCAACCAGGCGGTCGTGCTCGGCCGGGGCGCCCCCATCTACGCCGCCATTCACGAGTACGGCGGCATCATCAAGCCCCGCAAGGCGAAAACCCTCGCGTTCGAAATTGACGGTGAGATGGTGTTCGCCAGCCAGGTGAAGATCCGGGAGAAACGGTATGCCCGGAGAGCGATCGACCAGACCGGGGACCGGGCCGCCGAACTACTTGGCCTTGAGATCGCCAACGATTTCTCAGGCGGTGCGTCGTGAGCCCTGACGAGATCGCGGAACGTCTCGCCAACCAGATCGGCACCATTGACAGTCTGAAAGGGTCCCTGCCCTACGAGCCCATGTCCGCATCGAAGGTGCCGCTCGTCACTCAGATGTTCCAAGGTTTCGTTCGAGCGGGACTCGAAACGCCTGATCTTGGCGGCACCCCGATCAAGGATCCCCTCGGGGGCCGTTCCTGGGTCTACCAGTACGCCACCCGTCTCTGGGTGGGTCTCGGATCGAACGCCGAGGCCGCGCAACGGGAGGCGCAGAAACTCACCTACCAGGTGGTGTTGGCCCTTGAGCAGGACAAGACTTTGGGCGGTATCGCCGACGACACGGCGATGGCGACCGGTGACCTGGACGTGGTTGCCCCGAAGAGCGGGCAGCCCTTGATCCGGGTCACGTTCGCCACGCAAGTCGAAATCACCGAGGCGCGGTAGCAGCCGACCTCCACGAAACAACGCTTTCCAGAAATCAAGGAGGCACCACTATGCCGCGCCACGCCAAGTTCGAAATCGAAACGAACGGACAGGGCACCGAAACCAACGACCAGGCGGTTTTCGGCACCCCGTTCTTCCTTCCCTCCACCGAGGTGGGAATCCAGCCCGCCCCGAACCCGCTGAATCGTGACGACGAGCAGCGAGGCATCGACGGGTCGCTGCCGCTCGCCGCGAACGAGTACGCCCCGGAGGGGTCGATCAACCTCCGGAACTACGTCAACACGCTCGGCGCGATCCTGTACGTGCTGATAGGTGACGTGACCACCACCCCGGGGGACGGGCTGATCACCGACCCGGACGGCAACACGATCCCTGCCGGCGCCTACCGGCACGTGTTCCAGAAGAAGGCCGGGGTGACCCCCAGGTCCGGCAGGCTGACCCTGAACTACGGGTCCACGTTCTTCCGGTCCCGTGGCGTCACGATCCCCCAGCTCGCGCTTGCGATCGAGGAAGACGGAGTCAAGGCGAACGCCACGTTGATGGCGAACTACATGAACCGTCTCACCGCCGACCCCGGCGACGGTGACCCGGACGACTACGACGCTTTCGCGCTTCTGCCGATGCGTCGTCGCAACGTCCAGGTCGACTGGGGCATCGGGTCCGCGCTGATGGAGAACGTCGAGCTCACCCTGGAGCAGTCGCTCGAGTACGTTCGCGACCTCGGGTCCGCGACCGGCTGGCCGTCCGCGACCGAACGGGCCAACAGCCCGGAAGGGTTCCTGCGTCTGTCCGGGTCGATCACTCGCCGGCAGCTCGACAGCGCCGACTGGGATGCCCTGGTCGCGGCCGAGTCGTTCGCGGTCTCCTGCTCCATGATCAGCGAGCAGGAGATCGCCGGCACCAGCGGCTCCGGCAGCGGTTCCGGGTCCGGGTCCGGATCGGCCGGCTACCCGTACTCGATGTGGATCGAGGCTCCGAACGCCCAGTACGCCTCCGGTGACCTGGAGACGTTGAAGAACCAGGCACGCCACCAGTACCAGCTGGACTGGCGGGCCTCGTACGACGAGATCGCGGAGTCCGACTTCACGGTCACCGTCGTCAACGACGTCGCCGCCTACAAGTAGACCAACCCCAACACGACAACTTCGCGGGGAAGCCAGGCACCGTCTGGTTTCCCCGCGATCAAACGAAAGGAAGCAACGACAGTGACGAAAATCACCCGGATCACGGTTCCGGCACTCAAGCCTGACATCAAGCTCGACCTCGGACCCGAGAACGACGTCCACAAGTTCGAGGCGGTCGCCCGGACCGCGGAGGTGGACGAGGAGATCGACGCTATCAGCGCGGAGTACATGGAGAAGGCGAAGGCCACCCTGAACGCGCTCACCGAAGACGACGATCTCGCTGCCGAGGACGCGCTAGACAAGATGGCCGACCGGATCGAAATGCAGCGTAGGTACATGAACGTGCTGCTCGAACCGGCCGACGGCAACACCGAGCCGGCCGGTGACCTGATGGTCCGGCTCTACCAGGACGGGCGCATGTCGTCCACCCAGATCATCTCCGTGTCGGAGCAGGTGATCGAGCTGTCAAAACCTTCCTGAAGCGGGAGGGGCCGGACCTCAGCGACTTTCCGGCCCTTGCCGCATGGTTTCCGTTCTGGGTTGACGCTGAGGAAGCCCAGACCGTAGAACCCGTCCTCGACGAGGACACCCGGGCCGTGCTGTTGCTTCTGCGGACACGGTTCGGCATCGGATGGGAACAGGCCCGTCGGATGCCTCAACAGGAGCTTGCTTTGCTGATCGAGGGCCTTCTGGAGGCTGTTGATGAGCAGGCCACGGATGGACGCCCCGAGCGTCCCACGATCCCCAAGGGGGGTGACGACGCGGAGGTTCCACCTCAGCTCGCGGCACTCCCCTAGAGCATCCCTGGGGGGTGGTCCGTTTGGCCTCCGAAAAACTAATCATTCGTATCTCCGCGACCGGTGGCGCCAGCGTAGTTCGTGAAAGCAACGTTGCCGCCACCGGTCTTTCTGCGCTCGGGGTTCAGTCGGAGAAGGTCAACTCGGCGGCACAGGCCGCGTTCGACCGGCAGCGGAAGTCGGCCCGTGAACTGGTCACGTTCGTCAAGAGGGCCACCTTGATCACCGGGACCGCGGCAACCGCCGCGATCGGGTACGGGGTGAAGCTCAACGCGACCTGGCAGTCGAACGAGGCTGCCTTGGCGACGCTGCTCGGGTCGATGCAGAAAGCCCGGGACTTCACCGAAGAACTGCGCACGATCTCGAACAAGTCTCCACTCCGACTGACGGAATGGCAGGAGGGCGCCAAGACACTCCTTGGCTACGGGATGAACGCGAAGAAGGTTCTCCCGACCCTCAACGCGATCAACAAGGCCGTCGTGACGATGGGCAAGTCCGAGGCCGACATGCGCGGCATCGTGCTCGCGATCGGACAGATCCAGACGAAGGGCCGCGTCCAAGGTCAAGAGCTTCTCCAGCTTGCCGAACGGGGCATCCCGGCCTACGCGATTCTGAAGGAAGAGCTCGGCCTGACCGCCGATCAGGTTCGCAACATCGGCAAGGAAGGCATCGACGCCAACAAGGTGATCGACGCTTTGAACACCGGACTCGAGAAACGGTACGGCGAGGGGTACAAGCGGGCGGCCACCACGTTCAATTTCCAGTTGGCGTCGGCCCGGAAGGGTGCGGAGCAGCTGCTCAGGATCGTTTCGGAGCCCGTGTTCCGGGCGCTTTCAACAACGATCCTGCCGGCGGTGAACGAGGAACTTGGCACGTTCATCAAGACCCTGGATGACCCGAAGATGTCGGGCCAGGAGAAGATCGAGAAGCTAGGCCAGGACTTCGATGAGCTGATCGACAAGGTTGGTGACGCGGCCGAGGACGCGCTGCCGAAGTTCTTCGACACGCTCGAGGACCTCGTCCCGCATGCAACGGCGGTGATTCGGAAGTTGACCCCGATGGTGGTTGACCTGATCGGCGAGATGGTCAAGGGCATGGTCGCCACCGCCGGCACCGCGGGACCGCAGGTTGCCAGGGCGTTCGTCGAGGGTTTCCTGGAATCGGACTTCCTCGGCCAGCTTGTTGTCGGGGCATGGTTGTTCTCGAAGCTTGGCGGGTTTGCGGCCTTGCAAACGGCCGGGATGGGACCGGGCACGATCGTTGCCGGTGGGTTCCGGAAGGGTTTCGAGTCGGGCATGGCCGCGTTCGATCTCGCCCGGTCGTTTGGCCGTGGCCGCGGTGCCGCAGGTGCCGCCGGAATGGGTGCGATGGGCTGGCAGCTTGGCTCGTCCCTGCTTCTCGGATTGCGAAGGGCGCTCCCGGCGTTGGCAGTCACCTACGGGATCAGCGAGACGTTGGGGGCGGTCGTGTCGGGCGACACGAAGAAGGGTTTGGAGAAGGCCGGTGGGATGCTGGCCGGTGCCGGCCTTGGCGCGGCCGTCGGGTCGATCTTCCCGGTCGTCGGGACCGGGGTTGGCGCCATGATCGGTGCCGGGATCGGGGCGGGCCTGTCGGACTCGATCGCGGGCTTGTTCAGTGGCAAGAGCGATCCGATGCTCACGATGGAGCAGCAGCTTGCTCTGGGTGCGAAACGTGCCAGTCGTGCGATGCAGCGGGAGATGACCGCGGTTAACGGATTGAACCGGATCTCGAAGCAGGTTGAGCGTGCCAGGGCCAGGGAGAGACAGGCCACCGCGAAATTGCGCCAGGCCGAACGGACCGCCGCGGCAGCGAAGCAGCGGTACGGGGCGAACTCGGCTCAGTCGGCACGGGCCGAGGTCAACCTGGCTCGGGCGAAGGAACGGTCGTACCGGGCGACGAAGAATCTGCAGAACGCGGAACGTCTCCAGGGGGCGGCCCGGAAGACAACCCAGCGCACGTTGCGGTCGTCGGTTCAGATTCAGAAGGAAGTTCTGAACGTCAACCAGCAGGAGTTGAGAGACGCTCGGAAGGCTCTGATCCAGGCGGCCAGGGGCAACGCTTCCCAGAAGGAGAGGGAACAGGCGTTGGACCGCTACAACGACGCCGCGAAGCGGGTGGCTGGGGCACAGAAGCAGCTGAACAAGAGCTACGAACAGGCGGCAAGGCAGATCGGCCCGAAGTTCGCTGAGTCTCTTCGCAAGATGACGTCGGGGCAGCTTCAGTGGGGCCGAAGGTTCCTTAACACGAAACGGACGGTCACGACGGGCTCGAAGGACATCGTCCAGGGTTTCCGTGATATCGGCAGCATCGGTCCTCTGCAGTTCAGGAAGGCGACCGGTGGCGCGAAGAAGTTCGGTGAGGCGACCACGAACGTCCGGAAGACGGCCAACAAGAATTGGCGGAACATCGCGAAGGCGCAGGACGAGTCGACGGACCTGATCAAGACCGACGCCGAGGACACGATCAGCGAGTTGAAGAATCTCGGGCCGGTTCAGCGACGCCGGGCCGGTGGCATGATCCGGTGGGTTCAGTCGTTCAACCGGGGTGGGGTGCCGGTCGCGGTTTCGCCGGGTGAGGTGTTCAAGACCCCCGATGGCCGGTGGGGCAGGGTGCCTGGCCGACCGACGGCGGCGGACAACGTCCTGACGACGTTCCCGGTCGACACGAAAATTTTCACGTGGGACGGTCAGCGCAGGCTCGCGGAGGGTGCGTCCGAGACCGAGGCTCTGGCGAAGCAGGCCGCGCATTTCAACGAGGGCGGGATTGTGAAGCCAAAGCTTTCGGGTGGCACCCCGAAGGCGAAGGAGATCGGCAACAAGTCGATCGACAAGGTTCATCAGGCGGCCGTAGCGGTCGTCAAAAAGGTCCGGAACTCGTTGGGCAACGCCCCGGGTACCCTGGGCACGATTGAGGCTCTCGGCCACTCGATGGGGTTGCGGACCACGTCCGGGTACCGGCCGGGTGACGACGGATATCACGGCTCGAATCGTGCCCGGGACCTTTCCGATGGTTACGCAACCGCGACCGAGTTGAAGTTCGCGAAGATCGTTGCCCAGCGGTGGGGAGCCCGGCTGCTCGAGCTGATCCATACCCCGCTCGGGTTCGGGATCAAGAACGGCCGGAAGGTTGCCCCGTACGCGGCCGCGGAGCATTACAACCATGTTCACGTCGCGATGCGGAAGGGCGGCATCCTTGCCGCGTTGCAGGCGTTGTACACGGGCGGTCAGGTGAGGGTCGTGAAGAATGTGGGCCGGCACCTGCTAGCCAACGGTTTCGATTTCAGGGCCACCGCCGGGATTCTGGGCAACGCTTACCGTGAGGCCTTGCCGCCGTGGAACCCGGCCTCGACCGGCACGGGTGG